CTGATGTGGCTACTGATGGGACTACTGTTGTCAGGTCAATTTCTGACACATTTACCCCAGGTGATAGCTGAAATGCCATGGATTTCTCCTTTTTGTTATTGGGTCAATTGTATTTATATACTTAATATTGTATTTAGTTTTTTAGAATCTTGAGGATAGATAGCCTTTTTCCGACCAAACGTCCTCACCATCGTGGACATATTCTTCTCTGCGGCCATCATCAATAATTCCTACTGGTACTAAGTCTTCCTCTACAAGCATATTTCTTTCTTCCAACATGTATCTACGAATGTCGATATTAGTGGCTTCTTTGAAATAGTTTTGTGCTGCCAACCACGCAAATAGTACCAGTCCCATGGCTAAGTCATCATTATTACCTTCTTCTGCCTCATAACTGTCTCGGACTCTAACAAAGGTATTAAGCTCTGCAATGGTGTCAAAGTCATTGACAATTAATTTGTCACCTTCAATCAAAGTCTTCAAGTTGGCACAACCAATTTTCTTAACTGTCTTGGTTGTTTTAATACCGAAAGATGTTGAGCGTTTAAAACCACCTGAAATTGCCTGCCCTTTAATGTGGTGATGCTCTAGTTTGTATATATTCTCATACTCCAAATCGTAATGGAGAATGTCCACGACCTGCTGGCCCACGTTATTTGTTTCGATGAGAGCATATGCTTCATTGTACTTCTTACATATCGAATAAATGATAGTTGGGAAAAACAATAAAGGCAATTTATTATTTCGGTATTTGGCAACCTGTTTATAAGGCACCTGCGTTACGTCAATGATATTTATAGTGGAGTAATCCTGTTCAACACCCTCTGAGCAGTCAACTGTACCAATGTACATGCGGCCAGGTTTTGGTTGTTCATAGATATCTAAACCTTCTTCTGTAAAGATAGGGTTAAAAAATGCCAGTGAACGAAGTTTAGAACCAGAAATCAATGTGGCCGATGAGCCAATAAACTCTGTGTTATGTGATATAACATCATTGGAGTAATAACTTGAATGATTTTCAATTCCAACAGGATCAAAAACTTCAAAAATACCATTTTCCATTTGGATGTTGGTTATCAATTTACCCGTTAATGATTGCCCAATTTGTATATCTTTTGTTTTTTGAAATCCTAAATTTGTTAAAAACAAATGTTTACCAGAACATTTTATAAAAGTATTATCTCCAAAAGTTACAGTAAACATATCATCTACTATTTTCTTTTGAACACCTTTAAAATTTTCATAACCAGTAGGAGTCTTTATAAGATACCGGCCTTGATTTTCTTTAAACAATTTTAGATTTACCTTTTAAAATTCTGTATATGTATTGGTCCGAAACATTGTATATTTTTGAATACTCTAAACAAAACGCTCTTTCATAAGACATAATTTTACCATTCTTCATGGTTTTTCCTATGTCTTCATTGAGTATTGCCACATTGTTTAAAAATAATTTTCTAATAACTTCAGCATCAGAGTCTTTGATTTTAGACCTATTTTTTAACGCCAAATTCTTTTTAATTTTACCTTCTTCAGTAGTATTCAATTTGTAACCAGTTAAGTTTTTATTCCAAGGAATTGTTCCTTTTTTAACTCCACCTATGCCTGGTCTTTTTGTTCCTTTTTGTATATTTGAAATATAATCTTTTGGTAATCCCATTCTTTTAGCTATCATCACACAGGCTCCAAAATCATTGTTTTCATAGTGAATATTATAGTGTTCTATTATGGTTAAACACATCAAATTGGATAACTCATTGTTATTATGATTGCCATCTATATGATGTATCTCATAAGGTCTACCATCAAAATCTTTAGGTATTGGACCATATGTTTCTTCCCAAATTTTACGATAGTTTGTTCTCATAATCTTATTTATAAAACCAAGAAACTCAAAATCAAATTAAATCATATAAATCCTTAATTCTTACACGATATTCTTCTTTTGTTTTTTTATCATATATTTCAATGATAGTATCTCCATCAACACATTCAAACTCTTGTCTGAATTGTTCTTCAGAGGTGTTACGGACAGTTTCTTCTTTCCATGCCGCATCTCGGCCAGGTACTTGTGACCAATGGACTTCAAGTGGTTTGTAAGTTGAACGGCCTTCTTCAGCATCAACCCACATCTTATAGAAGTGGTTCAAACCATAAGGTGTAGAAACAATAATAACTTTTGTCGTTTTACCAGATGAAATCACAGGGTAAGTGGATGTGAAGAACTCATCAGCCATATTCTTAGGAACAAAAGCAAATTCGTCCAAGAAAATTAAGTTGTATGAACCGCCTCGAACACCAGCCGCAGAAGTAGCAAACGCACCAATCTTAGATTTGTTTTCTAGTTCAATGTTACCTTTGTTCCAAACAATAATACCTTGTTGCAACCATAGAGGCAAATACTCATACGCATATTGAATGCGGCCTAGAATGTCACGAGCAAGAGAACCTTTGTTGGCCAAAATGGCAATACTGTAGTCATCTTGGAACAAAACTGACCAAAGCATATAGCCAACTGTCGTGGTTGTTTTACCAACCTGTCGAGGCATCTTTGCAATGCAGAAACGATTGTTGTGAAATGTGTTGACCATGTCCTCTTGGAAAGGCCACATTTCAAAGGGAATTAAACCACGGTCAACGTTAACAATCTTAACATAAGTCTTGATGAAGTAGACCGGGTCTTCAGTACATTTTATAATTTCGGCAACTTGTTCCTCAGTATAGGACAGTTCAACGCCTGTCCTTTTGAGGTTGGAATTTCCTAGGTAACCACCTGCATCCATAATTATTTCGTGATACTACGAAGCATCCATGCTTTCTTCTGATGAGCACCTAATAGGTCTTGCAAAAAGTTACCAACCGCAGGTTCATTAGCCTCATCTGCCAAAACAATACCTGCACGAAGTTGCATAATGTATCTGTCATTATCCATTTTCAAATTGGTCATCATAGTCAATGCATCAGGCACAGTAGTTGCTTCTTCTATAGCAGATAGTTCTAAGAATCTACTGAAAGAACCTGGCGCATATGCATTCAATTGGCGGATGTGTTCGGCGATATCGTCAGATTGATTCCAAACATCGTTATAAAAACCATCAAGAAAACCATGGTATTGTGGGAAATCATTACCCTCAACATTCCAATGGTAGTTGTGTGCTTTCAAATATAGGCCAAAATTGGTGCCTAGAATGACTTTTAGTTGTTCGATTAATTTTTCCATGGTAATCCTTATTTATTATTCTTTAAAAACTTGACCAGTTCTGTGGTTGAACCGACAAATACTGCTTTATCTACATTCACATCACCACTTCTTTTAGCGGCCTGTGGGTCTAAATCTTTTTTACGCTTCTGAATCTCCATCAAATCTTTATTCAAATCTGATAGGTTCTTAATTAAATTGGCCGCAACTTCATATGCCCTTGGATGTTCTGATTCTTTGGCAACATTCAGAATACCGTCAACTGCTAAATTGCCTTTTTCGATTAACTCACGAATATTTTGTCTAGCAAAATCAGCGTCATCATTCACCACAGTATTTGTAACTGGTACAACCTCTGTTGCGGTTGTTTCGATAGGTTCTAAATCTAAAACCTCCGATAAAGTTTCATTTAATTTTTTCATATCAATGTGTCAGGCCATTCAGTAATTTCATCAATGAATCCAAATTGGTCATCTGGTGCTGTATTAGCAGGATTAGGTCTAACAATAACCTCAGCTGCATTTAGTGGTGATAAATCCAAACTGATTACTTTGTACCTTGAATTGGTGTAATCACCAAGAACATAGTCATTTGCTGTAACTAAATTATTCAGTTCGCCAAGGACTAGAACACCATTTTCTGTGTTACTGAAGTATACAACCTTACCAGTAACGTCTTTATTCTCAACTCTGATTGTTTCTCCTGTGGTAAACACATTGTTACCATTGGCATAATCAACATACATTCTTTGTGCATTACGAGACTGTGTATCAATAAAGATATTTGTCTTTGTGTACCCATATGCGCCAGCAGTTGTACTGTACGCACCAATCAAACCACCACCAGATTTGACTGGTGGCCAAATGTAACCTTTGACTGTGAATGTCAGGTCCCAAACAATCAATCTGGTTGTAGAAAAGTCACCTTCATATTCAACGTTAGTAGCTACTGATTCCAATTTAATTGGAAGGTCATACTTCTGATTCATGCCAGGAATAAAATCAACTGTAACATTAAAATCAGGTGTAAAGAATGGCAAAATCTGTTCTACGATTTGTGTACCATCTTCTGTGTTTCTTACATAGATTGACAATGAAAACTCATAGTCATATGGAACTGGTGCATACTGTGTCTTTAAACCATTGTTGGCATCAAGAGCAAAATTCTGTAACGTAGATACTTTTTTTCTACTTGGGTCATATGCCATGCCAGTCATCTCAAATGAAATGCGTGGCACATGAGCTGCAATAGACCTTGTTAAATCAGGGTCACTATTAATACGTGTGATGTATTGTTCTTTTGGGCCATATGAAAGTGGTACTTTATATGTTTCATAGGCATGATTAACGTCTTTGTTGTAACGAACAATTTGAATGTCATTAAACAAAGTACCAAAAGCCACTACGATTTTACGTATGGTTCTGTTGTAAAAGTGTTGGTTTCCTAGCATAGTTGCTTATTTATTATATTCCAAACCGACCTCTGGTGGCATTGAAATTTCGAGTAATTTCTTCATTTGTTAAAGCTCTATTGTAAGCAAATAACATAGCAATCTTACCACCAAAAGCTCGACAACATCCACTATTTCCAACTGAGACCGTATTATTAGTAAACGCTACATTACCACCAGCACCCGCTGTTATAGATACTGAACCAACAAGTGTTGTATCAATATAACCATATACTGTATATGTTCCTAATTGAGCTGCTCGGTCATAAACTATGGTTAAAAGATGCCATTTTCCGTCAGTTAATACTGTAGTACCTAATGCACCTTCTTGATAACCTGAACCACCAACACCACCAATTAGATAATATGGTTTTCCACCACCATCATAACCAAATCTATATCCATCTGCACTACCGGTATTACTAAAAATAGTTTCTCTATCACCTAAAGGTGTAATTGCACTATTTCTCTGAACCATTGTACTAATAGTGAAACTACCAGTTGTTGGTATAGGATTGGAAGGTAAATCAAAACCAAAAGTGTTCAATGAGCCAACAGTAGCTTGCACATTTGCTGAAGAAAAATCAAAAAAACCACCAAATGAATCTGTAAATATAGCTGTGTTACCAGAAGAATATGTTCTTGTTCCAGAATAGTTTGATACATTTGCTAAATTTGTCCAATTATTTCCTATAGTTGGATAACTTTTACGATTAGCTGCATCCAAATATATGACTAAACCATTTTCAACGCCATTAGGTCCTGATTGTACACTCATAGAGCACCATTCAACATTTTCCACAAAGTGGTACCACCATAATAATAGCCTGCACCATTTGTTGTTTTCGCAATACCTGGTCCTGAGAATGAGACTGTTATAATATCACCGCCTCCTGCTTCACCAAAAGTTATTCGCATAGGGTACATAACGCCAGCAACCAAGTTAGTTGTTCCTGAGGTCTCAATAACACCGTGAGCACCAGCATTATTAACTAATGCGGTCGAGGCGTTCCAACTATTGATAGCAGAATCTCTGCCTAACCATAACATACTTGCATCATCAGAAGATGTGTAGAATGTATATGAACCTGTCGTTGGTGCTAAGAAATAACCTAGCCACATCCAACTGTAATTGTCGGCACTACTTGTAAATGAGTTGATACTTGTGGTTGTGTTTGTATCTCCGTGATACAATGAAGGAACAAAAAATGTGTAAACATCATTGTAGTATCCAACATATCTTCTACCATAAAGACCGCTATCTTCTAACAGTCTAGCTCTAGATATTCCGTGTGATAGTGCCATTATATGTTAAACCTTCCACGCATAGCATTGAAATTCTGTGATACTTCTGCCGCAGTTAATTCTCTATTATAAACTCTACAAATTGCCAAAGACCCATTATAAAAATATCCATTAGTACCACTTGTTCCTCCGTAGGCACCTAAACTCATTCCTCTTGTATCAGTGGCAATAGTGCCTGTTTGTGTATCTGAATTTACCAGAACTCCGTTAATGTATAGTTTTCTACTACCTGTTGTAAATGTACCCACTACTTGATACCAGTTAGAAGTGTTCATGTAAGTAGCTGTAGTGGCCACAAGACTATTAATTCCAGGTAACGTAGTAAAATACTGTCGCCACGTTATATTAACCCCTTCTTGAAACAATGAATACTGTGTATTGACAGCTCCCTTTTCAAACCAAAACCCATTTTGACTAGTTGCATTAGTCTTAACCCATACTTCAACAGATGGGGTTTGAGTATCTAAAGAGAGATTGTTTGGTATTGTAACTATATCATTTGAACCATCAAATACTATTGTTCCACCAGTTGTGGTAGAAAATGTTGGCCCATTTACTAAAGTACCAACGTTACCACCACTTAAATCTGTCCAAGTGGTTCCAGTATTGGCAAAACTTTTACGATTAGCCGCATCTAAGAATAGAACTAATCCATTTCTTACGACTTTTGGATTATATCCAACACCCATATTAAAACTCCTTATGGTTCACCAAAAGGATTATGTTCTGTGAAGTCTATAATTCCATCAGATTCAGATTCAATTCTTGCATTGTCAATCACATCTTCAAACGCATTGTTCATTGTGGCAGTATCAGAAATTGTATTGATAATCCACTGAGCACCACTTGTGTTACCAACCACATTACCAGAAACAAAATTGCCTCGTACTCTAATCACATCAACGTGAATGTTTGGAGTCAAATCATGGACTATGGCCTGTGCTGTTGAGAATGCCAAATTAGGACCTTGATAAATGATTTCGTCATTTACAAACTTACCTGAACCTGTATTGAGAGCAATACGTGTTCTTGGATAAGCATCTCTAATTTGTTCATCAACTTCTTTAATC